ATCGCCGGTTGTCCTTCCGGATCTGCTCCACGAGTCGCTTTGGGTTGCGCACGGTCGAGTTCCTTCCTCTGGGGTTGTGGCCAGCCAGGTACACGGCGTCGGGGACGAAGCTAATCTCGGCCCCGACGAGCACGGCGCGTTGGAACATCGAGTAGTCCTCATAGGCGGGCTCATCGCCGAAGCCGTCCACCTCGTCGAACAGATCGCGGTGGATCAGCGTGCCGATCGGGCATGGGTTGAGGCCGTTCAGGATGTCGCGCTCGTAGAGGCAGCGAGGCGTCGAGCCGCCGAGTGAGAGTGCCGGGGTGAGGAGCTGGCGCTCATGCTCGTAAGCAGCCTCCATCGCCTCAAGGTAGCCGAGCGCGAGATTGTCGTCGGCGTCGACGAAGCAGATCCATCCTTGCGGGTCAAGCATCTGGACGGCGTGGTTGCGCGCCTCTCCGGCTGAGACGGTGGTGCTGTCGATGTGGTGGAAGTGCCCGCTGTTGCGGAACGCCGTGGCGATGCCGGCGGCCTTCCATTGGTCGCTGCCCCAGGTCGTCACGATGACGTCTATCTCCACAGTCGTGCTCGCTTCCTGAAGATCGGCGCGCCGGCTTTCATGCGGCGGCGCTCATCGGCGTACATGTCGTCCATCGGCGCCTTGCCGGCCAGAGGGTGGAGATGCTCGACGATCGAGGCGTGCTCGAACCGGAACGCTCCCCGGAACTTGGCGGTCTCGACCAGCTCGTCGTCGCAGAACTCGTGGGGGTACCCCTCATACAGCACGAGCCCCTTGCGGTCGATGAGGCCGAAGTCGTCGACGTACTGGCGCCGGACCAGCGAATGGGTCGAGTGGGTGCCGCGGATGACGCGACCGTTCGAGAGGTCCTGGGTGCCGACGACACCGACGGTCGGGTCGGCGAAGTGCCGGACGGCCGCCTCGTACCAGCCGGGGTGGAAGTGGAGGTCGTCCGCGCCGAGGAACAGGAACGGTTCGGTGGAGCGCCGGTAGCCAGTATTGATCTTAGATGCGTAGTCGCCCACTGAGCGAGGGGGCACGACGACGAGATCGCAGCCAGCCTGTTCGACGGCGGCGATGACGGCGTCGTCTCGTTCGGTCGCCACGAACAGGATCCGATGATCGCATGGTGTGGCCTCCGTGATCGATTCAACGAGCGGCTGTACGCGATGCGCCCGACCCAGCATCGGGATGATCAGGACGAGATCCGGCACGGGTCATATCATGCCACAAGCCGCCTCACTGGCGCGTAAACTTGGAAGCAAGTGACGCTGACGTGTCTGATCCTGGGTCGTCGACCAGGGCGGCAACACCCGCATCATCCAACCCACCACCACCTTCGGGACTTGGGGGGATAACAGATTCAGCCATGGCTCAAGCCTCCAGTGTGACGGTGCCAACCGTGCAGGGGCTGTACGCCAATTGGGCGTAGGTTTCGATCAGTTGGTTCACCCGGTTCGTGTCCAGGTCTGTTGCCCCCTCGAGTTCGCGGAACGCTCGCGAGCCGTAGAAGATCGAGCCCATAGCGAAGATCTGTTGGGCTGCCGGCGTGACGTCCTTCGGGTTGGTCGGATCGCCGAGGAATCCCGGATCCGCGATCACCTTGTGACCGGACACGGTCTCAATCGAGTTGCCCGAGATCATCACCCATCCAGAGTCGACCGCCACCGCCAAGAGGCCGAGGGGGAGCAGGACTGTTCCCTGGGATCCGTGCAGGCGATCGGCGAGATGGTTCTCGATCGCAAAGGCCGCCGCCTGCATGTCCGTTGCCGTGCCGTAGTCCTCGGCGAGGTCGTTGAGGGAAGGGTTGCCGGACGCGTCGCCGGTGACGAGTTCGGCGGTGAACATGCCAGACAGTGAGCGCCGGATCAGGGCCCGCAGGGTGTTCGGGAGCGAACGCGTCGGCGAGTTCTCCATCGGCAGCGAGATGGTGGAGCAGGACAGACCGTCGACAATCTTGAACGGATTGTGGCGCACCCACGGATACGAATCGGGATCGGTGCCGGAGTCGGGGTCCTCGTAGGACGGGTAGTAGCGGATCGCCGCGGACTTGTCGTTGTCGCCGGTGTCGCCGGGGATGAACACGGCGCCATCGGAGTCGCAATCGAGTGGGCCAGCAACGGAGTCGGTGCACGGGAACGGGACGTGCGTCACGCCGCTGCCGGTCCGGTCCACACCATCGCGCTCGAGCGACGGGAGCATCTGCGCGACGGATGTGAACAGACCACGCGGTCGATCCGGCTCGATCGGGAGGCTGATGATGACTTCGGAGCCTTGCATTTCGTTCATCCTCTCACATGCGAGGAGGCCGGGCCGACGTGCGACCCGGCCTCCTTGTCAGTTGTTCGTCGTGTTGTTGGTTAGGCTGCTTCGGTGCCGTCGCAGTCGATCGCCAGGTCAGCGATCTGGACGCCGCTGTAGCAGAGCGCCGGGAACTCGAGCAGGTATGCCGGGCACGAGTCGGTGTTGACGACGCCCTCGAAGTTCTCCCAGAACATGGTGAACTGGTTGGAGGCGTTCGAAGCGTTGTCCCGGTAGATGTTGTTGCCGGTCACACCGATGTTGAGCTGGCCGCGGTCCATGACGGCGAACTTGCCCCGGGGGGCGAGCAGGATGTCGATGGTGGCCGGCAGGTTGTTCTTGTTGCCGCCGGTGGCGACCGCAGGAACCGCTGCTGCCCAGGTCGGGGTGTCGATGAAGAAGTGCGGGTTGACGCCGACGTTGCGGAACATCGTGTCGATCTCCGCGTCGGTCACCATGGTCGGACGGCCCGAGTCGTTGCGGCGACGCATGATGTCCATCTTCATCGCCGTGCGAACCCAGCGAGGCATCCAGCCTTCCATGGTGTCGCCGTCCCAGCGCTCCTGCTCCTGGTGGAGTGCGAGCACTTCCATGATCTGCGTGGTGACCGAGGTTGCCGCGCCGTAGGCGAGGGTCTCGCCGGTGACCGCTGCGGCCTCGGTGCCCATGGCCTCGAGGAGCTGGGTCTCGGCGAGACGGGAGTGCGCTGCACCCAGACGGTTGAGCCACGCCTCGACCAGCTCGGGGAAGGTCATGGCGAGCAGGTTCTGGATGGTGAGGCAGCGCCACACGCCGTAGAGCGAGTACACCGTCGGCGAACCGCAGGTGATCGTGGCGCACTCCTTCGAGGACGGATCGGTCGTGCCGATCGTGTCATCGTCGTCGGTGTCCCAGATGCCGACACCGGCCGGCGACTGGTCGGTGATGTCCGACAGCGACGGCGACGGGAAGATGCTGACCGAGCCGCGCTGGTCGGGACGGAACTGCGGGAGGCTGCCCCGGACCGGACGGCGGTCGGTGTTCCAGCACGCCATGTCGTAGATCGGGGTGGCTGGTGCGCAGAACGCTGCCTGCAGCTCCTCGGTGTCGAACCGCTTGAGGTTCGTGAGCATGTTGGCGCCGAGCTGCTGGGCCTCGGTGAAGTTGCCCTTGACGTGGGCGACGTGGTGCTTGCGGGTCGAGGACGGGCTCACCGTCTCGGCCACGCTCATCAGCGCCTCGGTCAGGTCGCCCCAGCTCTGGAAGCGCTCGCCGGCCTTGACGCCGTTGACGTCTTCGGCGGCGATGATGGCGTCGGGGCGGATCGCCGGCTTGGCGTTGACGTCGGGCTTGGCGCCGAGGTCGGTGGAGGTGCCCGACTTGCGGACCGGCGTCTTGGCGCTCAGGTCCTCGTCGTCTTCCCCGTCACCCTCGTCGCCCTCGTCGCCTTCGTCTTCGTCTTCCTCGCCGAGGTCGGTCGAGTCGTCGTCGGAATCGTCGGTCGAGTCGTCCTCGCCTTCGAGCGCGGCCTGGGCGGCGTCGAATGCTTCCTTCTCGGCGGCCAGATCGAGCAGCGCCTTGCGGCCCTCGACGGCGGCGAGCGCCAGCTTGCGGGTCTCGGCGTCGACGTCAGCGTCGAGCGCTGCGAACGCGGTCTTGATCTCGGCCGCGAGCGCCCGCAGGTCGGCAGCGGAGAGGGACTCCCAATTCTCGGGGATGATGGGGAACATTTCGGTCTGCCTCCTGGGGCTGGATCTCTACTGGTTGGACACTCTGGTCGTGCGGATGGGTGAAACGCAAACCGCTACTCGGCCAGGATGTCCTGGCGCTCGAGTTCGTAGCGCAGTGCCTCGAGGTCGAAGTCGATCTCGTCATCGTCGTCACCGGCGAGGTCGTCGAGCGTTTCGCTGGTCGCGTCGTCATCATCCGCGACGGCCTGGCAGCTCGGGAACGACGCCACCAGCTCGGCGACGGTGCCGTCCGGGGCGAGCGAGAACGACTCGCCGCCAGGCACTTCGTAGCCGGGGACGTTGACCGAGCACGCCGCCATCAGTCGGCCGCCGAGCCAGTGGCCCGACAGCTTCGATGCGCGTGCGGCGATGATCGTCTCCTCGTCGGTGCCTGGACGGACGTAGCCGGACATCCACGGGCCGAGTCGACCGGCGATGACGCGAACGTCGGACCATGCGTTCTCGACGGAGCCGTACGCCTCCTCGACCGACTTCTTCGCCAGCTCGCCAGCCTTCGGGTGGCCGCCCTTGAAGAACAGCGGGCCGGTGGCGACGGGGCCGCGATCGGTGAGCACCTGGCCGGAGTTGAAGCCGGCGTAGTTGTCCGACGGCCGCGGAGGAATGATGCACTGGTCGTAGCCGTCGTGGCAGGTGTTCCACAGCGCGAGATGGGCGGTTACCTGGTAGAAGCCGTGCTCGTCGGGCTCGCCGACACGAAGTGGCTGCGGCTCGTCGGGCTCGGGGACGTGGAACATCTCCCAGGACGGGCGCTTCGAAGCATCGGCAGTCAGCTCGGGCTCGGCGAGCATGACGTTGATCTTCGTCGGCAGGTCGATGACGATCGGGTCCTCCGAGGACATCCACGACGCGACCAGCTCCTCGTCAAGGCTGTACTTGGCGTCCTTGAACGCCGGCCGGCCGACGATGGTGGTGCCAGCCAGGTTCCACTCGGAGAACACGATCGAAATGTCGTCCGACTCGTCGTCCCACTCGTAGCGAGCCTTGATGTCAGCGAGGTCGGCGGAGTTGCCGCGCAGCGCCTGGGTCTGCGCGTACATGACCAGCTTGCGGCCGTTCTCGTCGTCGAGCACCCAGCCGGAGCCGGACACGACGCCGTCGTCGTCGAAGGTCACCTCGAACAGCGTGCCGGCGATCACCGCGCCGACATGGCCGCCCGGACCCTGCTCGAACTGCGCCCAGATCGTCAGGGGGAGATCGCGTGTGCCGCTGCCGGCCGACTCGAGTAGCCGGCCGTCGCCGGTCTTGACGTCCATGAACGTGAGCGCCGGGAAGTAGATCGGGCGCAACATGCCCTCAAGCTTTGTCTCCTGGCGTGCTCCGTATGTGCGCTTCATGCTGGCCTCTCCGTTCGGGGTGTGTCCGTCTCGCGGTCGTCGGGGGAGCCCGGATCCCCTTCGCCGGGGCCGGCCTCTGGATCATCGGCGGGGGAATCGGCTGCGGGTCCGGTGGACTTGGCCCACTCCCCGACCTTGTCCCAGTCGATCTTCTTGTACTCCTCGGTACCGTAAAGCATCAGCATCGGGTTCTTCACGAGGCGCCCTGCGGCACGCACTCGCTCGACCTCGGAAGGGGCGTCCGATTCGGGAATTCCGGACATCTTCCGGGCAGCCGGATCGGACACCAGGATGCGATCCCATGCCTGCCGGGCATCCTCCTGCATGTTCGATCGAGTGGCCGCACGCGACAGGTCGTACCAGATCCCGATGTTGCCCTTCTTCGGGAAGGTGTCGGGCAGCTTGCGCTGCATGATGAGCCGGCTCGCCGACCAGCAGAACCCTTCGAGGTCGGGGGCGATCGCGACTCGCCGTTCGTCGTCGGCGGCCTGCCAGCTCCCCCAATGCGACTGGTCTTCGCCGCCCTTGACGGCATCCTGGTTCGAGTCGAGTGCCTGGAGGATGCGGCCGATGAGTTCGCGCCGAAGCGCCAGGTCGGTCTCGAAGACCTTGCGGTCCAGAACGATGTGCTTGATCTTCTCGCCGTCGTCGGGGTGAGCGGCGCGCAGGATGATCGGCAGGAGCGCCTGGGCTTCCTCGAGGTTGCGGACGTTGCGGGTCATCGCCGCGACGATCAGGTCGACGGTGGCTTCCGGCACCTGGCCGGCGACGCGGCCCTTGCCCTTGACGGAGGCCGCCATCGACATGCCGGGCGGCAGCACGAGGAGCCCGGCGAGAGCGAAGCGCGAACGGAGCTGCGCCTTGATGCTGAGTGTCAGGTCGCGCAGCGCGGAGCATTCGGTGTCGAGTGCATGGAGGGCGGACTCAGGAACGTCGGCGTAGCGCTTGGACGGCGACCAAATCCGGCCGATGAACTGGTCAGGCTTGATCAGCTTCGAGAACGGTGTGGCGCTGTTGCGATTCCCGTCTTCGATCACCCCGTACGAGCCCGGGACGGTGATCAGCTTCACGTCCTTCAGGTCACCGCGATTGCGCGACCACCAGGCGAAGGACTGCACGTCGAGTTCGTCGGGGGAGGCAAGGTGGTAGCCGCCGTCCTCCATCTCGAGCAGGTACATGTCGCCGGGGACCTTCATCAGCGTGTAGAAGCGCTCGACCAGACCTCGGGTTCCGCCGTAGGGCGAGTACAGCGACATGGCGATCTCGGCGGGCAGGCCGGTGTCGATGGTGCGTTCGATCTTGCCGTTGGGCCCGAACTCGACGGCCATGAACTCGGAGTAGCCGGCGACACGCGCCGAGCGGGAGATCGAGTAGTGGACTTCGCCGATCTCGTTGTACCACTTCCAGGCGTCCCGGCCGGCCCGCTGCCCGTACGCGACCGTGGACTGCAGGTAGCTGCCGTCGGTGCGGTCGTTGAGGTCGACCTCGACCGACGCTGCGGAGAGATCAACTGGTGGGCGGGACTTCAAGGCCATCGACATCTACTCCATGCTGGTCGAGCGCAGCATAGACGCGGGCGAAGGCGATGGATTCGGATGGGTCGCCGTCGGGTGGTTCGTGGACGACCGTTTCGAGCGGGAACGGATCCAG